TCAAAGGCAACGTTTGGTTTTATTGATACTGCCGCTCAAGCGAAACAGACAGCAAGAAATGAAAGGATATTTAAATTAGAGAATCAAGGTTTTGAAGATAATATAAGATTGAATAAAGAGCGTCTGCGCACGGGTAATTTGAATTTAGTCATTGATCCAAAAACTCGTAAGATTATAGAATTTAAACAACCTGCACTTGATGTTCCTAGATTGGACGCGCCTGCCACACTGGAGCAACCTGCCCCATCAGCTACGAGCCTTGAGCAGAACAGGGAAGAACAGCGCGCTCAATCTGGATCAGATAGCAGAATAACTATTACAACATCTGAAAGGGTAGAGGCTGAAGTTCAGGGCAAATTGCCATTAGGTGTGAGTCTTATAGCAACAGGTGATTAAATGAGCTGGCAAGATAGACTGAAACCCGCGACATATACACCTAATAATGGTGTAGCATTACCTTTTCTATATGAAGATGTTTCGCACACCTTCAATAAAAAGACATCAGCATTTGAATTTCCAGATACACAAAATACTTATGTGCAGGATTTAGGCCACACCGGGCGGCGCTTTCCACTACGTGTTATCATCAGTGGTGGTAACTATGACATAGCGGCGGCAGAATTTGAAAATGCCTTGCGCGTGCGCGGTGTGGGTTTACTTAGCCACCCTATGTATGGTGATGTACAGGTGATTCCATTTGGTGAAATCAAGCGGATGGATAAATTGAAAACCGCTGGTAACCAGGCGATTATTGAAGTTACATTTTGGGAAACTACCGGAATCGTATTTCCTAATTCACAGCAAGATTCAGTTGCTCTTATTGAAACGGCGATTGATGACGGTAATAATTTTTCTGCCCTTGCATTGGCCGATGTAATTAATTTACAGGATACAGCTACTAAATCCGCAATGCGTAATCAATTCGCAGCATTTAAAGAGCGCACCCGCAATGTGTTGAGGGCCATAGCAGATACACAAGATGATGTGAACCGTCAATTTAATGCAATTAATGATTCAATTGATAATAGTTTGAATCTATTTTTTCAGCAACCGCTTGATCTCGCATTTCAGGGGCGGCAATTAGTGCAGACACCAGGCCGCGCGCTTACATCTATTAAAGCTCGACTCTCCGCATACCGTGGATTATTGGAAGATATTATTGTTGGGGTTGACGGTGATTCTCGTATTCTTCCAACTGCAACGGGTTTTCATTCCGCTGATTTATGGGCTACGGCAAATGTATCCGGCTCTGTAGTGTCTGCATTAAATAATACATTTGATACACGTACAGAAGCCCTTGAAACTGCTGAAGAAATATTATTGCAATTTGCTGATTTATCAAAGTGGCGTGATGATTCATATACGGCACTCGCAAAAGATCCCGCCGTGGCGAAGGCTGAAGCCGCCGCCGCTGAAGCTATCGCCACTGCCGCCGCGATAGATGCCGCTGCTAACCCTGGTGATGCTGAAAAACAAGCGTTTGCAGTACAAACCGATGCCGCCGCACAATCTGCCGCCGATGCAGCTTTAGCCGCTGCAAGTGTGACGACACCGGAGGTTGATACCGGGGAAGTATACCAACAATTATTGCGATCAGTTGCATTAGTGGCCGGTTTCCTTGTTGATTCAGCATTTGGGTTGCGTCAAGAGTATCGAATAACATTGACGATACCTCACACCATTATTGATTTGGCCGCTGAATTATACGGAAAGGTTGATGATGAAGAATTGAATTTTATCATTAACACGAATGATTTAACAGGCTCAGAAATTTTGGAACTCCCGCGCGGGCGGGAAATCGTTTTCTTTGTCTAGTTATACTATAATATCAGGTGACACTTTTGATTCAATTTCTCGTAAGGTTTACGGAATTGAATCAAATGCAAGTTTATTAGCGCAATCTAATCCGGGGATTGTTCAACCGCTCACCCCGGGGGTTTTAATATTTACACCTTCTGACCCGCGGTTCCCTGATAAGTCAGTACAACACCAAATTCAAAATGATGAAACTGAAGAGGTTGCATTGATTGTTGATGGTGTGCGTTTACGCGTTTGGGAAACTATGAGAATTCGCCGATCATTGGACTCGTTTGATTCTGTTACTTTTACGGCACCTTTTGAGGCGGATACGCCTAATTTTAGAGAGATATTTGAACCGTTTACATTTAAAGATGTTCAAGTATATGTGGGCGGTGATTTATTTTTTAATGGTACAATGATAAATTCTATTCCATCGGTGACGCCATCACGTAAAGCAATTGTAGTTAGTTGTTATTCTCGCCCTGGTATCCTTAACGACTGCACAATGCCGCCTGGTTCATACCCGCTTCAATTTTTAAATCAATCGATCAGTACAATTTCAAAAACACTTTGCGCACCGTTCGGGTTGGCTTCCACCGTTAATGGCGATGAAGGTGCTGTATTTAAAAAAGCAACACTGGAAACATCCCGCAAGGTGTTGGAGTTTTTAAAAGACTTGGCACAACAGGTAAACCTTGTAATCACAAACGATGAAAGTGGCGGTGTGGTTTTACAAAGCTCAGTTTCTTCCGGTGAACCTGTTGCAACATTAGAAGAAGGTACACCAGCGGTTGAAACTGTTATTCCTAGTTTTAATCCACAGAACTATTTTAGCCATATCACCGGTATAAAATCTACCATTTTAAATTTACCGGGTAGAAAGGTTACAGTAGCTAATAAACATCTAAAAGGCATTGTGCGGCCCATGACTTTTGAAGTTAATGATACACAGGATGGCGCGGTAAATAAAGCCGTTGATGCAAGAATGGGCCGTATGTTTGGTAATATGGCGTCTTATAATGTTACTGTACCATCATGGCGTACCGCAAGCGGTAATCTATGGCAAGCTAATACAATAGTTAAACTTACGGCCCCTGATGCTATGATATACGAGCCTTATGATTTTGTTATTAGATCGATTGATTTTTTGCGTGATTCCAATTCGGCAGCGGTGTCGTTGAATTTGGTGATGCCTGGATCATTTAGCGGGAAAGTACCCGATACACTCCCATGGAATTGATTGCAAAAATTGCCCGGGTTTTGTCCTTTGTTCGCGCGGTGCGTGACGGGGGCAAAGTTTCAGATGTTACGGTGAATCCAGGTGGTGAAGCTAATATTCGCACTGATCATTTTGCGGATTCGGGTGATGACTCGTTTCCTTTGGATATTGATTATTGCGCCACCGTTGGAGATCGTGGGAGTAAAGGTGCAGACGGTTTCACGGTTGGATATGCTGATGTAACCAGTGATAAAAAAGCTGAAAAGGGTGAAAAGCGTATTTATTCGCGCGATGCAGATGGTAATGTAGTTGCTGAAGCATGGTTAAAAAATGATGGTGAGATTGTTATCACCAACTTTGCCGGAATGCAGACATTTTTTCCTGATGGGAAAATTACAAATACGAACGGTACAGGATTTCACACCATTTACCCGGATGGGCGTATATTGTCCATGAACGGAAATGGATTCATTGATTTAAAGGCCAATGGTGATGTAGATATCAACGGGTGTATCATTAACACTTCAGGCAACGTAATTACAGCCAGCGGCACAGATTTGGACGATCACGACCATGGTGGAGTTGAACCTGGTAGCGGTAATACTGGTCCCCCTAATTAAAGGCGTATCATCACACTATGGCTGATCCGCAACAAGGCGATGTGTTCCTTTTCCAACAGCAGGATGATGGGGATATAGCTGTTGCGGAGGGTATCATTGAAATGCGTGGCAGTCTCGAAACCGCCGCGTATTTGTCTTTATTTGGTGGAAATCAAGACGATAGCGGTGATGAAGGAAGCTCACAAAATTGGTGGGGCAACCTTATTGAGAATGAACCATCAAAACAGTACAGAAGCCGCACACAACACATTTTGAGGGCCGGCGAGATTGATACCAGTCAATTGCGCGCGATTGAAGAGGCTGTACGGCTTGATCTTAAATGGTTTTTGGATGATAGTATTGTAACGGAATTAACGGTTACGGTTACTATTCCTGAATTAAACACGGTTTCGATTGAAATTATCCTGAATGTTTTCGGTGAGGAAACAACCATAACCTTTGTACAGGTGTGGCGCCGTGATATTGAGGCCCACCAGGAGATTGAGTCAGGCAAGGATGCCCGGACCTTTGCATTTTTTGGCATCGTTTCCGGGCCGGGCGCTTTCCAGATTCAACCAGTGATTACAACCACTTTAGACCCATGAGCGGCGCAAATCTTGATTATAATTGGGGCGACGGTTCACCGATTGAAACCGCACGCGAACCCTTCCACGTTTATGCCGCGGGAACGTTCAATGTTTCTATTGGTGGAACAAGGTTATCCAGCATTTTAACAATTGAAATCCCAAATAGTAATTTTACAGAGCTAACTTTAAGTGAAATGCGGGTGCTGAATCGGATCGATGCGCCTGGTAATGATTTGTCATCGGTCAATTTTGCTGAAAACCCCGGGTTATTGATCGTTGATTTTTCGGATAATTCCTTTTCCAGTATCGATTTTTTCAATAATCGCCTTTTATCTGAGGTTGTACTGAACGGCAACACGATTGTGGCCCCATCATTTCCCAATAACAAAGAGATTGTGAAACTGCACATGCAGAACAACGGCTTAACCTCAATTAGTGTGGTCGAACTGCCAAAAATGAAAGATTTGGATATAAGCCAAAATGCTACGCTTACCGCCACCCAGGTGGGCCAAATATTGGCAGAGCTTGATGATGCTGGTTTGCATAGCGGGACGGTAAATTATGTGGGTAATTCTGAGCCGGGAATTGAATTTTTATCTGTTTATAATTCGTTACAATCGAAGAATTGGAATATACTGGGCCCAATTCCTTCTGAGGGTAGTTTCCTTGCAATAAATGTTGCTGATGATGTCCTTTTAATAAATGCTAGTGGTGATAAACTGTCAATCGGGTAAATATGGCAAATAAGAGAATAGACCAATTAACTCCGCTCGCGGCGTTTGCAAATAATGATGAATTTGCAGTTTTGCCCAACGGTGGCGCGGAACCGTTTCGCGGAAGTATTGGGGATTTAGCCGATTTTCTCACCAAAGGCCCGGCGGGAGCGCTTCAATTCAGTGATGCCGGTACACAAAACGGTGTTTCAGAATTGGCTTATAATAAAACGGTTGCTACGGGCGGCCTGGCCATCGGTAATACAACGGAATCGACTAACACCACAACGGGCGCATTTACTGTTATGGGTGGTGGTGCTTTTCTTAAAAATGTCAATATTGGTGGCGCCATCAATGCGATAGGGCAAGCTTTTTTTGGATCATCTACAACGGTTGCCGGCTTCCTTCAGGTAAATGGAT